CGCAGAACGAGACTGGACGCGCCCCGAACTGGATGCCTACGCCGTGTGGGTGGTCGAATGGACTCAGATCATTTACCTCGGCGAGGAGGAATGGCCTTGGCCAATCCAGCCGCCCGGCAGTCTGGTATTGGCGGTCGGGCCTGATGCTGAACGTGTCGTGCCCGAGGATCTGACATGAGTTACGCAAGCGCGCAGCATGATCGTATGCTGGCCTGCGTGGTGATGGCGTGCCGTGTTGTAGAGGTGGACCTGGCAGCTGCCCGGGTGCGGGTATCGGACGGCGCCGGCTGGACTAGCGCCTGGTTGCGCTGGCATAGCCAGGCCGCTGGCAAGGCGCGCCACTGGCGGGCGCCAAGCCTGAACGAGCAGGGTACGCTGGTCAGTCCCAGCGGTGACCCCGCGCAAGGCACGTTCATACCGGGCCTGTACGGCGTCGCTGGCAACCAGCCAGACAACCGCGATCATGTGGAGGTCTGGCGGTTCGATGACGGCGGGTCGCTGGTCTATGACTGGCAGGCCAACAGCTACACCATCACGCTGCCCACGGGCACTGTCGAGGTCAAGGTGGGTGGTACGTCGGCCACGTTGACCGACGATGCAATCACGGCCAAGACGGTTACGTTGACCGCCGAGGCGACCGCCATCACGGCCAAGGCCGCGAACATCATGCTTGAAGGTGCAGTAAAAATTGTCGGGCCGTTATCCGTAACGGGCGATATCGCCGGCGCCGGCAAGATCATGGACGCCGGCGGTAACTCGGCAAACCACAAACACTGACAGCCCGCCATTTGAGCGGGCTTTTTCATACCTGGGGAAACGATGGCTACCAAGAAAGAACCCGCTGCGCCTGGTGCGCCGGCGACGGCCACCTATTGCGACAAGGTTAACGCCTCGCGCTCGCTGTTCATGCCGAGCGGGCGCGAGCTGAAAGTGGTCCGCGCGCGGATCGAGGTTGAAGGCGATGACGCCGAGGCACAGGCCTATCTGGACGCCCGCAAGGATTTCCAGCGCCTGGAGGCGTAACCCCATGCTCGGAATGGATCGCCGCACAGGGTTGCCGTTGTCCGGCCTGGACCATCTGCGGCAGTCCATTGAAGACATTCTGACGACGCCGATCGGCAGCCGCCGGATGCGGCCGGACTACGGCAGCCGCCTACGCCGTTACGTCGACCTGCCGGTTAACGACGGCTGGAAAAGCGCCGTGCAAGCCGAGGTTGCCCGCGCCCTGGGCCGTTGGGAGCCGCGCTTTCGTTTGGAGCGTGTGCGGGTGACGGCTGTTGTCGACGGGCAAATCACGATGCAGTTAACCGGGGAGTACCTGGGTGACAGCTCAGTCATTGAGGTGAGCGCATGACAATCGACTTGGCGGCGCTGCCGGCGCCGCAGGTGCTGGAAAGCCTGGACTTTGAAGTCATGTATGAGTCCGCGCTGGCGGTATTCAGGGAGTACCTGGGCGATAACTGGTCGGCGCCGCTGGAGAGTGATCCAGTGGTCAAGATTCTGGAATTGGTCGCGTACTGGCGGGTTCAGGACCGGGCGCGGGTCAACGACGCTGCCAAGGCGCTGTTGCTGGCCTACGCCAAAGGCTCGGACCTGGATCAACTGGCGGCCAACGTTGCACTGCAGCGGCTGGTGGTGCAGGCCGAGGATTTAACCGCGGTGCCACCGGTGCCCGAGGTGCTGGAAGAAGACGACGCCCTGCGCGAGCGGGTGCAGTTGGTCTATGAGGGGCTGACCACGGCCGGCCCCCGAAACAGCTACATCATGCACGCCCGTAACGCGTCGGGCCTGGTGGCCGATGCCACCGCCGAAAGTCCGTCGCCGGCAGTGGTCGACGTAACGGTGTTGAGCCTGGACGGTGACGGCACTGCCAACGACGAGCTGCTGGCCAGGGTCGCCGCGCATATCAACGACGATGACGTGCGCCCGGTCGCGGATCGGGTCAACGTGCGTAGCGCGCAGATCATGCGTTACCAGATCAATGCCGTGGTGTATCTGGCCGGCAATGGGCCAGAAGGTGAGGCGGTGCTGGCTGAGGCCAAGAGCCGCCTAGAGGCGTGGAAGAACCCGCGCCGCCGCCTCGGCGTGGAAGTCTCCCGCTCGGCCATTGATGCCCAGTTGCACGTTGCCGGCGTCAAGCGCGTGGAAATCAACGACTGGGCGGATATCAGGCCGACCAAGGCGCAGGCCGCCTGGTGCACAGCCGTTACCGTAACGCGGGGAGTCCTGCCATGACGGCGCTGCTGCCGAATAACAGCACGCCTCTTGAGCGCGCCCTTGGCTCGGTTGCAATCGACCGAACCAAGGTCACGCTGCGCACCCTGTACAACCCCGACACCTGCCCGGCGCACCTGCTGTACCAGCTCGCTTGGGCGTGGTCGGTGGATCGCTGGGATGACACATGGTCGGAGGCCATCAAGCGCTCAGTAATCCGCTCGGCGTACTTCGTTCACTCCCGCAAGGGGACCATCGGCGCACTGCGCCGGGTGGTGGAGCCGTTCGGCTACCTGATCGAGGTAGTCGAGTGGTGGAACATGGTTCCCGAGGGCGTGCCCGGCACGTTTGCCTTGAAAGTGGGCGTGTCGGACTCCGGCATTGACGAGGCCACTTACACCGAGCTGACGGCGCTGCTCGATGACGCGCGCCCCGTATCGCGGCACATGGCTGGCTTGGCCATCAGCCTCGAAACCAACGGCCATCTGTACCTGGGCTGCTCGCTCAGCGACGGTGACGTGCTCGATGTGTATCCGCCGATGCAGCGCGACATTGAAGTGACCGGGGTTATTGGTCGCGGTGGCCGCGAACACACAATAGATATCTTGGACATTGCACATGGCTGACCAAAATTCACAGTTCTACGCGATCCTTACCAATGTGGGCGCGGCAAAGCTGGCTAACGCGAACGCCTTGGGCATTGCGTTTAAGATCGCGCAAATGGGTGTTGGCGATGCCAACGGCGCGGAGCCGTCGCCGAATGCGACACAAACCGCCCTGGTCAATGAGTGGCGCCGCGCGCCGCTGAATCAGCTCAAGGTCGACGACAAAGACCCCTCGGTCATTGTGGCTGAGCAGGTCATTCCTGCAGACATCGGCGGGCGCTGGATTCGAGAAATCTGCCTCTATGATGATGGCGGCGACATGGTGGCGGTGGCCAACTGCCCGCCGACCTACAAGCCACTGTTGAGCCAAGGGTCGGGGCGAACCCAGATCGTGCGCATGAGCCTGGTGGTGAGCAGCACCAGTAGCGTGCAACTGAAGATTGACCCGAGCGTGGTCTTGGCCACGCGCGAATGGGTGACAGAAGAGCTGGCTCGTCAGGACTTCAAGTATTCGGTGCTGGTCGCTACGGTTGGAGCGATCACCCTGAGCGGCCTGCAGACAGTCGACGGTCAGGCGCTGACCGCTGGTGCGTCGGTGCTGGTGAAGAACCAAGCAGCAGCAAAAGATAACGGCATCTATCAAGTAGTGGCTGGCGGGCCGTGGATTCGTCGCCCGGACGCCGACACCAGTGCCAAGGTGACGCCCGGCCTGCTCGTCCATGTGGAGCGCGGCGCGGTCAACGGTGACAGCCTGTGGCAACTGGTGACTGACTCGCCAATTTCGCTGGGCGTCACTGCGCTGGCTTTCGAGATGGTGTTTGGGCGCACCGGCGTGGCGGCTGGCACCTATCGAAGCGTGACCGTTGACGCCAATGGTCGCGTGCTGGCGGCCAGCAACCCGACGACGGTTGCGGGCTATGGTCTGACCGACGTGTATACCAAGACGCAAGCTGATCAGGCTTTGGCCCTCAAAGCGAACCTGACCAGCCCGGATCTTCTGGGTGCCCCAACTGCGCCTACACCACCGCTTGCGGCCAGTAACACGCGTCTTGCCACGACTGAGTTTGTGATGCGGGCGCTTGGCGGCTTGGTAAATTCGGCGCCGGCAGCACTGGATACGCTCAGTGAACTGGCGGCCGCGATTGGCAACGACCCGAACTTTGCCGCGACGATGACCAGCCTGTTGGCCGCCAAGGCTCCGCTGGCCAGCCCGTCGCTGACGGGGGTGCCGACAGCGCCGACAGCAGCGGCCGGCACCAACAACTTGCAGCTGGCCACCACTGCATTTGTGCAGGCGCTCGGCTCGCTCAAGGCGAATTCGGCCAGTCCGACATTTACCGGCACCCCTACGGCGCCGACGCCACCGCTGGCCGTCAGCAACACGCAGATCGCCACTACTGAGTTCGTGGCTCGTGCGGTGGCCGCTCTGGTCGATTCGTCACCTGGCGCCCTGGACACCCTCAACGAGCTGGCCGCTGCCTTGGGCAACGATCCGAACTTCGCGGCGTCGATGAACGCGCTACTGGCCGGAAAGGCTGCCAAGGCCACCACCTTGGCGGGCTATGGCATTACCGATGCCATGGCGTTCTCGCAGTTGTTGGCTGATTTCGTGAGCAATGGTGGCTGGGGGCTTGGGCAGAATAGTCCCAAGCTTGTGGGCGACGCCAACACGGCCATCTATCCCGGCTTCTACAGCGCGGGCGGGATGACCGCGACGAACTTTGGCGATGCCTACTCGCCCTTGATGGTGATGCGCAGGCAGTCTGGCAACGTCATTGGCCAGATGCAGATCAACGCCCGCGACAATCTGCTGTACTTTCGCGGCTCTGTTGACAATGGCGCGAACTGGAGCAAGTGGGATTGGACTTGGCACAGCAGCAACCTGGT